ATTTCGTCCGCTGGGTCCAACTTGGGGGACTCTGGGCTTTTGTGGCGCTCCACGGGGCTTTCGCTCTAATTGGATTCATGCTACGACAGTTTGAACTTGCTCGTCTCATAGGAATTAGACCGTACAATGCTATTGCGTTCTCTGGGCCTATTGCTGTTTTTGTCTCTGTTTTCCTCATCTATCCACTCGGACAGTCGAGTTGGTTCTTTGCGCCGAGTTTCGGTGTCGCGGCGATTTTCCGCTTCCTTCTCTTCCTCCAGGGCTTTCATAACTGGACGCTCAATCCCTTCCATATGATGGGTGTGGCAGGTATCTTAGGTGGTGCATTGCTTTCTGCGATCCACGGTGTTACAGTAGAGAACACACTGTATGAAGATGGTGATTCAGCAAACACTTTCAAGGCATTCGACTCAACTCAAGAGGAAGAAACCTATTCGATGGTTACTGCAAACCGTTTCTGGTCTCAGATCTTCGGTATTGCGTTTAGCAATAAGAGGTGGCTTCATTTCTTTATGCTGTTTGTTCCTGTTATGGGTCTGTGGACATCTTCCATCGGTATTATTGGTCTTGCTCTCAACCTTAGGGCTTATGATTTCATCTCCCAAGAAATTAGAGCAGCAGAAGACCCAGAGTTTGAAACCTTCTACACCAAGAACATTCTCTTGAATGAAGGTCTGCGTGCCTGGTTGGCACCAGTTGATCAACCTCATGAGAACTTCATCTTTCCTGAGGAAGTTCTTCCGAGAGGCAATGCTCTGTGAATCATTACCTCGCTTTTGTATGGGGTGTGTGCTTCTCCCTTATTGCGGGAGGAGCCTTTGCTCTGATGTGGTCTAACGTTCGTGACATCAATAAGATGATGGACGAACCACCTAAACCACGTCATCCAGAAGCACCTGCACCAGGTGATGAGGTCATGTATGTTGATCTTACAAAGGAAAGATTAGAACAACTGTATGATGATAAATAAAAAATATCGTCGCCGCTAAACTCACTGGCAAAATCCAGTAGAGTGTGCTATACTTTGGGGGTCTTTTGACCCTCATTTTTTATGCTTACCGAATACTGGTCTGTTTATAAATCAGATGGAACAAAGTATGCTGACTGTGGGTGGGAGAGAGACGCACAAAGACTCTGTGAGATCGACCCTACCAGAACATACAGAAAGAATAGATTTATCTTAGATCAAGTCATTGACGTGACTGCTACAATAGATAAAGAACTACCAGGACAGGTTGGACTGCCTGAGTATCAAGAACCTCTACTGGAAGGTGGAGATGATCAACCCGTAAACTTTCAATAGTAACAATGAAAATCTTTTTGGATACCGCTGACATTGATGAGATCAGAGCAGCAAATGAAACTGGTCTTCTCGATGGTGTGACAACGAACCCTACTCTCATTCTTAAGAGTGGTCGGACTCTGCCTGACGTTGCTCAACAACTGATCGATGAGTTCCCCAACTTTGTGAGTGTGTCTACTGAGGTCGTTGCTGACACTGCTGAGGAGATGATTGCTCAAGCACAGCAGTACATCTCTATGGGAGACTCTGTGACCATCAAAGTTCCCTGCACTGTCGAGGGTCTCAAAGCTTGTAAAGTGTTGAGTGGTGCTGGCATCAAGACTAATGTCACGCTAGTATTCTCAGCAGCACAGGCAATCATGGCATCAAAGGCAGGTGCCACATACATCTCACCTTTCGTTGGACGTTGCAATGACAACTCCTTCAGCGGTGTAGAACTGGTCCGTGCTATCGCTGGTGTGCTCCGTGCCCATCAGATGCCTACACAGGTCCTTGCTGCGTCTCTGAGAGACTGTCACCATGTCTCACGCTGCTTCTTGTATGGTGCTGATGTAGTTACCATGCCCCCTTCTGTATTCTGGAAGATGTATAACCATGTCATGACTGATGATGGTCTGGCACGATTCCAGAAAGACTGGGACGAGGCAACATCTTCTATTTGATATATAAAAACAGTAGCGATAACATCATGTTTGTTGTTTATTCCAAAGATGGTTGTCCATATTGCGACAAAGTATCGAATCTGCTTCAGTTTTTAGAACTAAAGCATGTCGTCTATAAGTTGGATAGGGACTTTACTAGAGAATCATTTATTGCTGAGTATGGGGAGGGCAGCTCCTTCCCCCAGGTAACTTTCAATGACAATCCTATTGGAGGATGCACTGAAACTATTCAGTTTGTGAGAGAGCAGAAGCATTTACCAAAGACAGAAGAGTAATGGACTATAACGATCTTTCTTTCATGGTTGAACAAGTAATTGATGATGCTATGGTGAAAGACGTGATGACATTTAAGATGTATGATTATTTAAAATCCAACTCTGCAAAGAGGACAGAAGTCATAGAATTCTTAGAGAGTCCAACTGCTACAAGTCTAAGCACCACTATTTCTGAACTGGAGACCTACCTGGAGGGTGGTCAAGATGCCAACCACAAACAAATTCGTGAGGGGTATGGTCATCTTGGCAAACCAAAAGCCAGAAAGATTATGGAGTATTTTCACTCGATTTTGCAGGAGACATGGCAGTATGAAAAAGACCGAAAACCAGGGCGGAAGAGAAAAACTGCCGATAAATAGAGGTGTGGAGCTGATGCTCCGAAAGAAAACTAAACGGGAGGAACCGAAATCGTTTCAAGTAAGTTTTGGAAAGATGGTTTCTCTCTTCAAAAGAGAGTTTCACATCTACTTTGATCTATCCTTCGATGTAAGGAAACAAAAGTAATAAAGGAGAAAAGAAGATGCAAGCTCTTACCTTGACAGTAATGTCGTTCGTTAGTATAATGGCATTATTCGTGGGCGCAGTGATAGGATGGTTGGCAAAAGAACATGTTGTCAAGACCACTCCCTATCATCCCGACAATCTACATCCAGAAATGTATGATGAACAGGGTAATGTGATCCCCGATACAGTATTTGCAGTAAGATTTGAAAACCCAGAAGAGTATTATGGCAACAACGAAGACGAAGAAGAATGAACTGCCACCCAATCCGTTCATCTCTGAAATTTTAGAACTTGCTTCTAAGCAAAGAACCATTGCTAAAAAAGTAGAGGTTCTTCAGAAGTACAAGTCTGACGCATTGATGGTCACATTGATCTGGAACTTTGATGAGAGTGTGATCTCCATGCTTCCTGAAGGTTCTGTTCCATACAAACCCAATGAGGCACCTGCTGGAACAGAGCACACTTCTATCCGCCAAGAGAGTAGAAACTTCTACAATTTTGTGAAGGGTGGTAATGATAGTCTGTCCAAGACCAGAAGAGAAACCATTTTCATTCAAATGCTAGAGACCCTTCATCCTGAAGAGGCACATATTCTTGTCCTGTGTAAGGATAAAGAACTACAAAGTAAGTATAAAATTACTAAGAATGTAGTATCACAAGCGTTCCCAGAAATTCAATGGGGGAATCGCGGTTGATGACACTATCATCGGAAGACGTAAAACTCTTTAGATCTAAGTACGGGGTCACAGTAGTCCATGCGAATTGTGACCCTAGTGCTGCGGAAGATAAATCTCTTCCGTCAAATTCTTATCTGGTGACACTCCACCAGGAAGATGAGCATTGGTGTGATATCGTCATGGGACCTTCCAGTGATATCTTCGATGCTTATTATGACTCTTTTGGTAATGTTGTAAAGAGTATGGGGTGGACGCATGGCACAAGAAATCCCAAACTATGGGGTGAGTCAAACAAAACAAAGTCAAAGAAAAAATGAGTGTAGGATTCAACAATCCCCAAGGGGATGGTAAAGCAAAGATCAACGTTAATGTTGATGCTGTAACGGAGGTAGCAAAGCAGTATAGAAAACTGAAGAAGTATATGCGTTCACCTCTCTATGAGATTAAAACCTTAGATGGTACGGAAACTACGATCAAGAACCTTGTGGACGAGTTCGGTAGTACAGAGGGATTGACATAAATAAAACATAGGGTCTATACTAGACCTACGTTCATCCAATGGTATCACTACTGCTGGCACTGACCTTAGCCCATCACGATCCGTCACCTTATGGGTGGCACATGACTTGTGAAAGGTTCTTACAACTCAGAGTTGAAACAGCGATGAGAGGAGACATCGATCAAAGATCGAAGTATCAACTCATACAATATTTCAAATCTAAAGTTGCTGGTCAGTGCGACGGTACGTTTACCTAGGACGCAAGTAAGTCGCGGAACGGAGCGTTCATCCCATGATAGAATTACTACTCTC